TATTACAAAAGCGCAATCAGCATGGGAGGGATTTATACTTAGCTTAGAAGATGGAGAAGGTAAAATAAGCGAATCATTAAGAAGTGTAATAGGTGGGTTTACTGGTGTTTTAAATGGACTAACTCTATTAAATAGAACCACTAAAGAAGTACTTGAAGGCAAAGCTATTAAATCATTTAATAATTTTAAAGAATCAGGAAAAAGAGCTGCCGATAGTGTTAAATCTGATTTTGAGGGTATTGGTTTAGCTGGTGATAAATTAAATGAAGCATTAGGTAGGGCAGCAGAGAGAGCTAAGGAAAATGCAATAGCAGCCAAAAAAAGAGGAGATTTAAAAATAGCAGCAAGTTATTTATCTGAATATAAACAGTTATTAATTCTTAATGGCACAATAAAAGAGAACACAGAACTAAAGGAAAAAAATACAGAAGTAGATGTCGGAGGTAATGGAGATGCCAATGCAAAAGTAAGAAATCAAAAAGAAATAGAACAAAATAAAGCTAAGAATGAAAAAATAGCAGCTGATAAGATAGCAGCAACAAAAAAACTACAAGACCAGTTAGATCAGCTTAATATAGATTCAATTGCTAATGATAGGGAGCGAGAAGAAGCGCAGTTAAGAGATTCTTTTCAAAGAAAAATCGATGCAATAGATGGTAATAGTGAATTAGAAAAAGAATTAAAATTTAGGTTAGCAGAAGAATTACATGAAGCATTAAACGAACAACAAGCAGTATTTAGAGAAGAAGACGAGTTACTAGAGCAGGAAAGGCTAACCCTAAAAAAAGAGGTTGAATTAGAAACTGAGATGATTCAGGCCGAAGAAGATTTAGTAAGGCAAAATGAAATATTAAATAAAAAAAGGGCTTTAGAATTACAAAACGAAAATCTAACAATACAAGAAAAAGCATTAATAAATGCAAAATATAATAAGCAAGTAGAAGCAAATGAACAAAGACTAACTCAATTTAAAAAACAAAATAATATTGAAATAGCTAGTAGTGCGGCAAACCTTGCTGGTGCTTTGTCATCACTTGCAAAGGAAGGAAGCGAGGAAGCGAAGGCGGCTGCTATTGTTCAGGCTGGTATAAATGGTGCTTTAGCAATTACCCAAGCACTTGCACAACTTGGCCCGATTGCTGGGGCTTTGGCTGCGGTAGGTATAGGTATTACCACGGGCATCCAAATAGCAAATATAAGTAGTGCCAAGTTTGAAGATGGAGGGGTTTTACAAGGGTCTAGCCATGCAAATGGAGGGATACCATTTACTATCGGCGGTCAATCTGGATTTGAAGCAGAGGGGGGTGAGGCTATAATAAATAAGCGTAGTACTGCTATGTTTGGGGATTTGCTAAGTGACATAAACCAAGCAGGGGGCGGTGTTGCTTTTGCTCGTGGGGGTATTGCTAGGAAGTTTCAAGGGGGTGGCGCACTACCTAATAGTCAAGGGGTAACAGCATCACAACAAAGGCAATCAATAGAAAGCGGTATGGGTGAATTTGCCGAACAAATAATAGAAGGTATAAACGATAAAGAAGTAATTAATGTTAGTACTAATACTACTAACGTAGCGCAGGATGTTATGAATATAGCAGCAGAAGCAACATTTTAAAACCTAAATATGTTTGTCAATGATTATAAAAAAGATAGAAGGCTTGAATCCTGTATGGGTTGTAAGCACTTCAGAAACAAGTTTAAAATACTGGGTATCGCACTATTCAAAAAAACCCCACAATGTGAAATTTGTAAGTGTAGTATAGATTTAAAGATTATATGGTCTAATTCTAAATGCCCTAAAAATAAATGGTAGCACCCAAATATAAAGCAATAGAACTAACTAATCATTACGAAATAATTGAAGCGGTTAAAGAGATTGGTAAAATGCGGCCAGACAAAAAAAAGATAATGCTATTAATAGACTTATTTAACGAGGTGCATGGTACTAATATTTTTGTTTGGAGTAAGTATGCTGGTTGTGGTGACTGCCAAAGAAACTTAAAACAGTTTTGGGAATATGTAATAAAGGAATGGAAAAGAAAGTAATAAAAGAATTATTAATAGGCTATGGTTTAGAGCCTACTAATGAAGTAATAGATGTTTATATAAAACTTATAAGGTTAGGTTTTAATAATAATTGGCTTCGTAATATGTGTATTATTAAGGAATTTGATGAACACTATAAAACCGATAAAAAGACTATGGATATTTATTTGGATATTTCTATAAATAATATGGATTTATCAATAGATTCTATTCGCAAAATAATAAGGGATCGCAGACTGTACGAAATATAATTTTATTGTTCAACTCATTAACAAACTTTTGTTTTGTTAACACGTATCTTTGTAAGTAAATACATTGATATATGATATTTAACGAAATTAACGACAATAAATCAGAAATTAACATAGATGATACCATCGGTTTTTGGGGTTTATCTCACCAAGAATTTTCTAACCAATTAAACGAATTACAAGGTAAAGACATTCAATTAAATATTGCATCTTATGGTGGGGTAGTTAATGATGCTTTTGCAATTTACAATTCTTTACGTTCTCACACTGGTAAAATTACGGCTAACATTTATGGAGATTCAGCAAGTGCTGCTACATTTATTGCAATGGCTGCTGATGAAATTAGAATGGCTGACAATGTATTATTCTTAGTTCATAATGTTCAAGGAGTAGCAATAGGTGATACTGAGGAAATGAAAAAAACTATTGATGTGATGGATAAACTTAACAATAATATAGTTAATGTTTATAAAAAAAGAACTGGTTTGACTGCATCTAAAGTAAAAAAATTCATGAATAATGAAGAGTGGTGGACTGCGAAAGAAACTAAAGATAATGGTTTCATTGATAAAATAGTAGAACCAAGCGAAATAATTAACAGAAAAGAGGCTTTAGTTAATTGTGTAGATGAGAAGTTAAAAGAAAAATTAGTAAATAAATTAACAAATATAAATCAAACAACAATGGCAGAAGAAAACAAAGACGCTTCCAAAGTTGATGCTTTAATTGAGAAGATGGGTAATTTTTTCACTGCTAAAGTTGATACTAAAGAGGTAAAAGAAGTTGCAGAGGTTGTTGAAGATTCATTTTCTAAAGAAGATGTTGATTCAATAGTTAATGCAGCAAAAGAAAACGCTACCAAATTGAATGAGGCTAACGATGAAATCGTTAACGCTAAAGACGATGAGATAGTAAAATTGAAAGCTGAATTGGAAAAGGCTACCGCAACGGCTACTAATGTATCTGGTGGTAACGAAGACCCCGAAGCAAAAGAATTAAAAGAAGTTGGAAATCCTTTTTGTGATTATACAGCTTCTAGAATGTTAAATAAATTTAAAATAGATTAAAGATGGCTGATGTAATAGCAAAGAATTTTAATCATACTTATGCGGGGGCTGAAGTTATAGATACTTTATTCTACCAACCAGAAGAAGACGTTCCTTCTTTGGCTAGTATGTATCAATTCAAAGAAATTAAGGGAGATAAAGCAAACATTTATCTACCGCAAAAATTAAGAAAAGTTTTAAAGAAATATACTACTTGTGGGTGGGCGGTTGCTGGCTCTACAACTACTATGAACGATAAAACTATTCAAGTAGAAAAAATCAAAGCAAACCTAGAGGAGTGTGTAGATCAATGGGATGACACTATTTTTTCAGAGTTAATGAAGACAGGAGTAGCAAGAGATGATATTTCAGGTACTTTAATTGATCAAGTAATTAAACGTCAAACTGTAAGCGCTGTTAAATCGGATATTCATAGGATTATATGGTTTGCAGAAGATGGTGATGCTGATACTGATTGGGATCAGTTCGACGGATTTATGACTATCTTAAACGATAATAGTGCAACATTAGGCAGTCGATGGATTGATATGGATGCAACAGCGTTTGAAACTGGTGGTGCTTTGGTTGCCGATGGTGCTTTAGGATTGCTTAGACAAATGTGGGAATCACAAGATGCGGTACTAAGGGGTGTGTCATTAAAGGATAGAAGGTTTTATGTTACTAATACAGTAATTGACAACTACGCTACTACTTTAGAAAACCAAGGAAACATAGANGGACAAAGGTANATTCAAGATGGGGTTGCCAAATATATGTTTAGAGGTGTTGAATTAGTTGCCGTTCCTGAATGGGATGTTAACTTAGCAGATTCTACAAACCCTCACTTTACCTTAATTGGTAGTAACTTAATTGTTTACACTGCTAAAGATAATTTAGTTTTTGGTTCTGATGTTAGGGCTGGTGAAACTCAATTTAAAACACGTTACGCAGACGATGATGATGAAACGATGAAGATTACCCAAAAATTCAAATTGGGTGCGGAAATCATTCATTTAGAGTTGGTTGTTGCGGCATACTAATATTAATCTAAAGAGGGTTTAAGCGCCCTCTTATTTAAAACAAATAAAAATGGCAGAATTATCAAATGATATTCTCGTAACTTGTGAAGACGAAAACAGAAGAGGCGGTATTAAACGTATCTTTGTGGCAAATAGAGAAAATATTACCTCTTTTACCGCAGGTGTTTTACAAGACTACACGGCCGTAACAATGGATCAGGTTACTGATGTATTTTTCGAAATACAAATAGATGACGAAGGTGCAAGTTATACAGCAGAAGGTAGTCGTGAAAATGGTTCTTCAATGCAAGAACATACAGTCGAGGCGAGAATACCAAAACTAGACAAAACAAAGGCATTAGCATTACAAGAACTATTTACATCTTGTAGGGTGGTAGCAATAATTGAAACTTATATTAGTACAGGCACTTACAACCAAGCGTTTGTAGTTGGGTATGATGAAATATTACTACATGATGCGGCATTAAATGCAAATGTAACAACTACATTAGAGGCAGAATTACAAGGCCAAAACGCTTACACTTTAACAATGAGTGGTAAAAGTGGAGAAATTGCAAGAGAAATGGTAGGTACTATTGATTCTAATGCTAGTGGAACTGTAAATTTTGGTTCTTAATGTATATCGTTAAAGAAATAGGATTAGGAAAGAAAGTGTGTAACCTTGATGGGGTCACACTTCTTTCTGATTCTTTAAGCCAAAAAAAATTAAAAAGATTACACGAACTTAATTGTGAATTTATAGAATATGGCGAACAGCAAGAGCGAGAGGAAACCGAGAAACCAACGGAAGTACCAGCCAAATCAAAGGAAAGTGCCGAAGATAACGGCTCTAGCGTTACAGGACGTAAACAAAACAATAGAAAAGGAACAAGAAAGCCTAAGACAAACTAACTGGTTTCCGTTTTTTAAGGAATCGGAAAACATTTATATTAATGATTTAGCTAAAAGGGCTAAAAGAAGCCCTACTCATGGGGCTATATTACAATCAAAATCAGTTTATACTTCTGGTCAAGGATTTACCTATTTTAAAGATGGTGAAATAATACCGAAAGAAAATTTAGATAATAACTTTATTGATTATATTTCAGAGGTAAATGGAGATAGGCATTCCTTACATTGGATGTTTAGTAAAAATTCCTATGATTATATTTATAGTGGGAACTGTTACATAGAAGTTAAGAGGGGCAAGGAATTTACAAGTGTTTTTTATATGGATGCCTCAAAAGTTAGGGTAAACAAAGAGAACGCTTTTGTTAGTAATTGGTGGGCAGTAATTAAGAATGATCCAAGCCAAATAAGTTTGGATTACCCAGTAGAGACTATTGAATTATGGAACGGTAAAATAGATACAAAGCAGAAGCACTTTATAATTCACACCAGAAACGATGTACCAGAATATGATTATTATGGTTTACCTGAACATCAACAGGTTCTTAAGTGGGCTGATGTTGAATATAAAATAGTACAATTTAACCTAGATAAATTAAAAAATGGATTCTTTCCGAGTGTGGCTATGAATATTATAGGCACGCCACCAGAAGGAATGACTGAACAGCAATATGTTGAAAATATTAGAGATAAGTTTACCGATGAAGGTAATAACTCTAAAATGATGATTCAAATGGTTGACGGTATCGAACAAGCGATACAGGTAACTGAGTTTAGTGGGGCTAGTGAGGGGGAAATGTTGCAACTTCAAGAAATGGCCAGAGATATGATTATAGCAGGGCATAGGTGGTTTCCTAGTTTGGCAGGTTTTAGTACTGCTGGTTCTTTGGGTAGTAACCAGCAAATAAGAAACGAATATAACATAGCATTAAAAGGTGTTGTTATTCCACAATTTCAAAAGCCGTTATTAAAGACATTTAACGACCTATTAAAGATTGTTGGGTTTGATATTGAGGTAGGGGTTTTAAATGTAGCACCAGTAGGAATAGAGGATCAGTTAGACCCCAAAACAGTATTAACACAAGATGAACAAAGAGAGTTATTAGGGTTTGAGCCTTTAACTGATGAACAAAAAGAAATAAAAGAACCTAAAGAAGCAGAAAAGGAGGTAAAAGAATAATGGCACTAGATACAGAAATGATAACAGTACAAGAGGTGAAAGATATAGCAATCGTAAATTCTAACCTAGACACTGCTTACATAGATCAATATATATTATATTCCCAAAGGTTTTATATTAGGAAATTTTTAGGTAATGATTTTTATGAAGAATTATTAGATCAAATAGAAAATGCTACATTAACAACCGATAATACTAATATATTGGTTTACATTAAAAACGCATTGGCTCATTATATTGTTTATGAAAGTCTACCACAAGTAAGAAACCAAATAGCAAAGGGTGGCGTATTTAATAATTTAAATGCAACTAGTGAGCCAGCGAGCGACTTAAGTTATGGAAACACAAGGCAAGATTATTTAATGAAGGGGGAAAGGTTTAGGGAAGAAATAACCTTTTACATTGAAGACATAAGAGAAACTACGCCAACGTCTTACCCTTTATATTCTGGGAAAAGCGAACAAAGTGGGGGTATAATATTTTATTAAAATTTAAAAAATGGCAATAGGAGGAATAATAAGAGGATCAAAAAAAATAACATCTAACTACACAATAGTAGAACGAGATGAAATAATTTATGTGGATACTTCTGGGGGTGATATTACTTTAACATTAGCAAGGCCAACCAATGATAATATAGTTTATATTAAGAAAGTTGCAAGCGCCAATACTGTTACTATTTTAACTGAAGAAAGCAAGACTATTGATGGGGAAAGTTCTAAGACATTATCTGATAATAATTCTTTTTTAAAGTTGGCCTATTTTGTTGATGGGTCGGAAAATGAATTTAAAATTATTGGGCAGTCTTCGACATCTTTAGGTTATAGTAGTTATGTTGCTAAAATAACACAAGAAAGCACATCCGACCCTACGGCTGTTATAACCAAAAACGATTTAGGTGGTAGTGGAGCATGGACTAGGACAGATGTAGGTGAGTATCTTTTTACTTTGTCTGGTGCTTTTCCAACTGATAGC